TTATAATAATAAACCGTATCGTTTTTGATTGAATAAAAAGCAATAAATACGTTATTATCGGAGTTTATACACATTGACAATGCCGTTCCCCACGGTGCCGTTATCGCATTACCAACACTCGCGACTGTTTCTCTTGTACTCCACGTTGTAGAACCGTAAGGCAATTCCCTATAATAAACATTATCTGTTGTTGCCGTATTATCAAGATAACATATATGAATACTTCCGTCTGGTGTCATAGCGGAAGTTACCGAATCAAACGCCGCCGTTGCGTCTATTTCGGTTGTTGCCGACCATGTAGCGCCGTTATCATCAGAAACAGAATAATCTAAACTGCTATTTACGGACTCAATATAAAATAACCATATTCTATTTCTTTTATCACATAGTAAAGATAATTGCGGCGCGCTTGCGCTTGCAGGCATTGTCAAAACTCCACCCAATCCCGTTGTCGTTCCTCCTGCTATATTATAGGTAGATATATTTATTACATTGGTTGCCGACACTTCATAGGCAAATACTAACCGCCCATCTCCTGCAAGGCACATTGATAAATTACGAAACGTTCCTGCCTCTATCAATACGCTATTCCAACTTACCCCCTTATCTTTTGAAATAGCCAATCTTACATCATCTGCATTATCAATATAGCCAATAGCAATATCTCCATTTGGCATAATTTCAATACACTTATCATATAAGGGATTTGCGCCCAATGCTGTATCAAATACATTTGACATTAGTGTTGTAGTATTGTTTTCTATTCTTCTATATCGTACCCTTAAATTTGCCGAGTCCCATTCAAATATATGCGCTCCTTTAAGCATATTATCATTATAAGTTTTTATTGGTTTAATAAATATCCCCTTACCGCCTGTTACTATATGATACCCTTGCACGCTGTTCAATACCGTTGCGCTTGCCGATGCGTTTTTGATATAAGTGTGCATTTTGATTGTACTTTTAATACTATGAATCCATTGAGCGGCGGTATAGGTAGTAGTCGCGCCCGTCCATGCGGTAGATATTTCTATTGTAGTCGCGTTAATCAATCGTGATATTAACAGCCACGTTGCGCCTCCGTCCACTGATAACGAATCTCCTACCGCTACATGGTTGCGTAAGTCCGCTGACGTTGTTGCTGTTATGCTTGCGTTGGTGAGTAATAGCGTCCCGTGAGCGAGGGAGTTATATCCGAGCGGGCTGTCTATCGCATTGACTAATTTGTACCCTTTACGCCAAGTGAGTTTTTTGTCCTCGCGTATGTTGTAATTCCAACCATTAGAGCAATACAGGACTTCGGGGCGTACTTCAATATCCTTGTCATACGCGCCAAGATACGATAATTCAAGTTTTCTAAATTGTCCCGCCATTTAATCTCCATTATTCACTGATTAATTCCTCTGGTTCAATTAAACTTTGCCCGTCCTGTATTGTTTGTTTCTGCCCTAAACATCGCTGTAATTCTGCCGCGTAAATATCGCTCATTACTTTCGCGTCGTCAATTTCTTTTGCGTCCAAATGAATGAATTTCGCCGCCATATATTTCGGTAAATGTAAATATTGCGGTCTTAATTCTATCGTATCACGTTCCGGCATTGGAATATAATATAGGTAAATTATTTTGCCTGCTATTACGGTGGTTGCGAATACAACGTCGTTATTATTTATCGCGAATATTGTCGCGTCTCCTTCATGTGCCGTAACATAGAAATAGTCCTCTTGCGATAGCGGGTCATTACCCGTATCGTCTAACTTTATCCATTCTGTTTGTAGGAAATCGTCAGTCCCTCCACAAAGCGTGGCAAGAGAAAACGTATCGCTTGCGGTTAATGCGGTTACGGTATAAGACACTAATTTCCGTTTGTATTTCAAGTCCAACGCAACCTGCACTAACGCCCTATTGAGCGCGTCTTCTACTATCGCCTGCCCTGACCCTGCAACGCCCGGAGTGCCGTAACGGTGAAAATTAACGTCGTCGCCAATAGTAATACGCACGTCTTCTATCAGTTGCGCCCACGTTTTAGAAAATACCGCCATCTATTTCTCCTTATACCTGTACCTGCTTAACATAATTAGAACATGCTTTTATATTTTCTACGGCAATACAAATATTTATACAATATATTTCAATATTGTCATTGTCTCTTTTTATTGTTTGTTGATACTTGCAATCATTACATTTCATTATTTTCTCCTTTGCACCCATATTCGCAGTCCCACCGTTGAACCCGTAGCGGCGCTTCCCTCCCTCACCATTACACCGTAATTAAACTTTATATCAGCAGGTGGAAATAAATATGTCATCTGAGCACCGTAATCTGTCATGCTAAACCTATACGAACTTGTATCGTGTGCAGTCAAAACAACGTTGGTATCATAAAAACAAGCCCTTAAAGTGTTTGTTGTTGTTTGATTTGATACCATAACAAACTTAACGTAAGATACCTGTCCACCCCACAATAAAGCAGAGGCAAGCCCTGTTGTGGATGTTCCCGCCGTTCCGCTTTCTACATTGCTATCCTCGCCTTCACCCCGTTCAATGTTCTTGATGTCAATATTCGTTGGGCTTCCCGCATACGAGGAAAAACATAAAACCAACACGCTGAAAATCAAAAGAAATACTTTTAACATTTTTCATACCTCCTACTAAAAAATTTTCTCAGAATATCAAAAAACAAAAATAGTTTTCTCATATTACCACACCTCCTCATATTCGTATTTTATATACAATCGCACTACATTAGCGCTTGTACCAATCGCTTGAGCGTAAACCTCCAGAATACCGGGTCCCGTGAGTTTGAACTGATAAGGATATGAGTACGTTATCAACTCCGTTGGTCTGACCTCAAAATTGTCAATAGTTTTTTTGGTACGTGCGTAAGTCAATGTAGAGTCGGAATAACAAACAAACACTCTGCACGCTTCAGTCTCGTCATAATTATACACACTAACGTTTTTCAGATACAACGTTCTACCTGTTATCACTCCATGTCTGGAGGAAGAAAATTTCATTAAAAACCTATTGGTAGTGCCTATTTCTGCGTAGGTCTCTGAAAGATAACTATTTCTTACTGAAATTGTGCCAAGATTATACGTTAATGACCCAATATCAAAAACTTGTATCTTCTCAATGTTTTGTGCCGTTACCGTGCCTGTGTTGACCGTTGTGCCTCGTAATACTATGTCCTGCCAAGCGTAGGTGTCCAGAGCGTTATTTGACGCATATACCCTGATTACCTGCGCCCCTGTCCCTGAAGCGTCTGAATCCGCATAAGACGTTGAAACCACCGTTAGCGTTGTATCGGTTGATAATACTGTTGACGCAAAATCCTCTAACAACGTCGCCGTTGTTGAAATGGAATTACCAACGCACTCTCTAACCTCAAACCGCTTATTTCCGTCTATCATTTCTGTTGGCAGTATCGGCCCGCTATCGTGAACATCCAACGTCCTCAACGTTCGGACGGGTACAGGATAATAACTATCAGAGCCGTCCCGTGCTTCCGTATCAGTTACGGTATTTAATATGCCTACAATCGGCATATTAGCGCCGTCCCGTTTGACAAAATCGTCGCTCCACGCTATCCCCCCTATAAACATCAGCACCGTAACCAACATCAGTACTTTCCTCATAAAACCTCCATTGTCTAAAAATTTTCAAATATCATAATACCGTAGGGGAGGTTTATCCTCCCCTGACTCCTAAATGACTGACTGTTGAGCCCGTCAAAACCGAGTTATCTATTCTATTGACTTGCAAAGCCAAGAATATTAAATCCGCAATTCACTCTTGTGGGTTCTATTATATCACCGCTTTCCGCTCTAACAGAGTACGGAACATCCGCCAATTCAGGGTCGTTTAAGTCGTTCACAACCGCAACGAAACTAAACCCGCAGTTTTGTGCCGTCTTTGCGGTAATCGTATCCGTCGGAGTATTATACATCGTGATATAACACGTTGTTTCAGTTAATACAGTAATCACAGGAATATATAACACGGTAGTATCAATCGGAGTAACCGATATTGCTGGCTCTTCCGCTTGAGTCCCGTAAGTCATTATATACGTCCCTGCGCCTGTTCTTACCGAAGTACAACTCCCAGTCCGAACTGTTGGATTCCCTAAATCGTCCACTTGCGCTTTGAACGTCCTTGCAACCGCTGATTGAACGTAAGTCGCAACAGAACAACCATTAACCTGCACGTTGTAGTACATCGCTTGCACTACTCCGCTGGTTTCGCAAATAACAGAAACCGTAGGTGTTTCGGAGTGTGCCGTCCATCTTACAGAACGTATCCCCGTTGATACCGCGCCAGTCGTACATCCGCCTATCACTTGCGTTACATTACCGTTAATGTCCACCCTTGCAGACGCAACAGTATGCGTTACCGCAGATTGTACTGTAACGTATATGGAACATCCCGTTGTGTTCTTGTTCGCTATTGTAACAGTAACCAAGCCGGTCGTATCGTCGGCAATAGCCACTATTGTCGGCTCTACTATGGTATATCTCCAGCGTAACGAATATATTCCGGCAGATACGTTTGATATAGTCATACCAAGCGTATTGTTTTGAATATAGACAGTACCGGTCTCGCTGACTACCGCTTTCAATATCACTCCGCCAGACGCGGCAAACTGTGCTACCAACCAGTAGTCGTTACCGTCGGCAATAGAATTGCCCGCCGTCATTACCAACGCCAGAAGGATAATTGAAAAAATCAAGATTTTCTTCATGTTTTTATCCTCCTTAAAATCCCTGATTCAATAGGCGTACCGTCCCGTATCCTGCGCTCGCCGCATGTGCCTGCCCTGCGTACGCAGCGGCATAAGACGTGTCGGTTGTAATTATGTCCAACCCAAAACTTCCCGCCGCAGGATACAACCTATTTCCCTGCGCGCTGACATTCGTACCGGCATAGAGAGCGTGTTCACAATTCCCGCCGGTTTGAATCCAACCGCCAGTTCCGGCAGTGTAGGTGTCCATCGCCACCCCTGCGTAAGCATGAACGTTAGTAGCGGTCGCAATCGTTGTCTTGCAACCGTGATAGGTAGAGAATGTTGTGGTGTCGTCCACATCATATACAAGACTTCTTCCACTTATAGTCGCGCTGTCCATATAGACATATTTGAATACGCCTACTGACGCGGGCGCGGTTTCATTCTCTACTGCGTGCATGGCTATCTGACCGTAAACTACCGTAGAGGGATATGTCGTCGCAAATCCGCCGTATCCGCTAATGCCGTATGTCAATGCTATCGCAAGCAATCCGAAACAAAGCGTAATCGCTATCTCTTTGACTTTTATCATTATTTTCCCTCCTTTACGCGACCATCGCCGCAGAGAGGTTGCTGTCCAGCAATCCGTCTCCACTTGCGAGTCCGTGTGTGAATTTTCTGCGCGTGCAACGTAAAAACAACATGGAGTTCACTTCCGAAATCCATTGTTTGTTTTCAATCTTGTACGACGTTTCCCCTTTGGTTATCGCCCTTGAAGGGTCAAAATACAGTTCCATGTACTTGTTGTCAAACAAGTGCATGTAACCATTCGCCGCTTCCCAAGTTGACACAAACGCAACACCGTTAAACTCAAAGTTCGTAAATCCGACTTTTGTCAAATCTTTATTTTCTGCGTAACGCTGATTGGGAAATAGCAATTTGACTAAATATCCCCACAATGGAGGACGGCAAAGCACGAATTTGTCCTTTTCTCGCCCGTCAATGCAGTAAATCAGCCAATTTGTTATTGCCGGTACGGTAATATCAGCCACTGCATCTACCGTCCAGAGCGCGTTTGCCTGACACTGCCACAATTCCCCTATCGTTGTGGGATTCAATGTCGCGTAATTCTTTGTTTGCGACACAACAACCGGCATACCAATCAATCGCTGTGTATTTGTGTCGCCCGTAATAGTTATGGTGTCCACCGCGTCCGTCATTGTAGCCGCTGTAGCCCCACTCCCTAAATCAGCACGGTTTTTCGCTCCGAGTACCTGCGCGCAAATTCTGCGTTGCATTGACATTAGCAAGCCCTCGCTTTTGCCTTTGATGATGTCAACCCGCTCATCCTTCCCCGTGTTCTGCGTTACTTCAAATTCCCCGTAAACCAAATGTCCAACGCTATATTTCCATCCCCACTGCCCTTTATCAAATACGTCTGGACTGGTGAAGGTGAAATTAGCGTTTGCCGGATTGTAGTCCTGCACTTGGTCGTCCATGTCGTCAACATTAAGCGCTTTTGAGAGTACATATCCGCCTTTTTTGATTTTCTTCCATCCTCGTTCCTGTACCAATTTGAACCATAGGGGATTGGCTGGTTTTGTCAAATCTTCCGCCAACGTCTCTATGTCTTCAATGGTAGTATTGGCTATTTCAGCCGCGATTCCCGCCGTCATTACTGCCATAATAACCTCCTGTTATTTTTCATCTAATTCTCGCAGTCTGTCTGCGATTTTTCTGTCTCGGTCAATCGTTCCGTCCGCGTTCCGATATGGGTCTCTGTCCCCAATATTCCCGCCTCCGCCCGCAGTGGATTTTTTCTTCAGTCCAGTAAATTCTTCTAAGCCCTCTTTTCGCCCTTTTTCAACTGCGTTTTGTGCTGCTATATCAAGGAAGTACTCTCGGTAAGCCCTACGATACACATCTACCGGCTTAACCCATTTTTTCTCTCCGTTAGCATCAATGACAAACCACTGATACGTCAATGTGAGTTTTTCAATTCCCTCAATTTGCGCGGCTGTCAATTTGGATTTCGTGTTTTGTAAGTGAACACTTGACATAACTTCCCGTGCTTCCTCTATCGCCGCGTTTGCGTCCTGCGCGTTTCGGGCTTTTATGCTATTTTCCACCGGTTCTAACCGCTTATCAAGGATTTTAGCCACTATTTTCTCAATACTTGCCTCTGTCCCTTTTGCGTATCGTTTGTCGGCAAGTTCAAAGATTGGTTTCAAATCCTCGGGCATGTCGTCAAGAGCCGGCTTGTCTTCGGCTTTCCCGCCCGTTCCACCGCGTTTTGCGCGCCATGCGTCCATGTCCGCCACATACGCATTCACCTCATCTGCAATCGCATTATACAGGTCTGGGTCTTTGTTTGCCATTTGTATTAACGGGTCAAAATCCTTCCGACCGTCTTCCCTACGGGCGAGTTCCTCAAACTTTCTTGTTAGTCCGGCATGTCCCTCCTTGCCGGTAGTGAGCCACGCCTTTTTTTCTTTCAGGGATAATGCCTCAAATTCCGCATACAACGCTTTTGTTTCCTCATCTTCCGGGGGAGTTTCCTCTTTGTCCGGTATGATTTCCTCGCCTTCTTCGTCGGGGTTTGTCTCTGCAAATAATTGCAAGTCAAACTTGTCCAACAATTCCAATTCAAGGGTCTTCATCAGATTGTCCTTTTACTACTATAAGTCGTTACAGGGCGGGTTAAAAACTCGCTTATCTGTAATCCAATTTTATTTTTTCTTTGCATATTTCCTCACCAACGATTGATATACTGCTCCAGCGACACGATTTCCGGCTTCTTTTGAGCCGTATTTTTTGCCAGCCGACTCCGATATGCGCTTGAACCCCCCTGTTTTATAGTTTCTGCCAAGTCGTTTAACCATCGCCCTGCCTCGCTTGCCTTTCGGCTTCATTCGTTTTTGCATCATAATTATTTATTTTCTTTTTCTTCTTTGTCTTTATAATATTTTTTAACTTTTCTCCAATCAAAAGTCTTTGGCGCATTTGGGTCTGCTGAATAAAGTTTCTTTTTTACCTTCTTCTTTTTTTCCTCACTTATGCCATCGGAGGGTTCTGATTGCCAGTGGCTGTTTATCGCGTTTTGCACATTACTCAATAATTCGTCCGAAATCGGAATGCCTCCGTGAATCTTTTTCTTCTTCTTTTCCTCCCATTCCTCCCATTGCATCATTTTTGTTCTCCTGCGGGCGCAGGCGATTGAGCATTATCCATCATTCTTAATGCCTCTATATTGCCCTGCGTCCTTATATTTTGTGCGTTCTGTACGCCTGCATCTACCGGCGTTTTCAGTTGCGCCAATAACGCTTGCGACTGCATTACTTTCGCCTGTACTTCCTTTTTGACATAATCCTCTACTATTTCCGCGTAATTTGCCAACGGATAACCTGCCCGTAGGAATTGCGGGAACGTAATATAGCCGTCCTTCAAAAACCGGTATTGTAATTCTAATTGGTGCTCTTTTGTAATTATTGACGGGTCAACTGCTTTGACTATTGTATCCGCTCTTAACCACTCCCCGTTTGTTAGGTCTTTGAATTTATCGCGATTATAGGTATATTGCTTCCATACATTAATTGCTATCGTTTTGTCCTCCATTGCTGGCTGACCTGTCGCAGGGTCAATTGCTGGCTGTCCCGTTATAGGGTCAATTTTTTGCTCGCTTTTCGGCATTGAATCTATTACCAACTGCTCTATATTGGTGTTTAACACCCTGAAAACAAGATTATCGTACGCCATAAACACCATCGGACCCGCTACGATACCTATGTCGCGTATCATTCTATTCAAATGCCGTTGCATTAATCGTAATGTTACCATAGCGCCCTTTTGTAACCGTTCTATTGACGCGCCCGACTGCCCTGCATACGACTCCTGACCGCCGACCTCGCCCGGCACTCCGCCAAGCGCTTCAAAAATATTTTCCAGCCACTTGACAATTTGCATCGGCGCTAATGACATGTCTTTGGTATTGCGCCAATTAGTTTGACTTTGCGCGAACGGAGGCGTTAAATATACCCTACCGCCTTCAGGCGAAGCAATCTTCTTGAAGTCAACCTCTGTGCCGTAAGGCAACGAAACGTCGGGCATTAATTCCTGCCCCAACTTCTCTAACTGCCTACCAAATATCTTGTCTATTGTTAAATTTGGGCCCTTCGTGTCGTCCACTGTACAAGTTCCGCCCGCCCGGTCTTTATCAATATTCACTGTATCCACCAAATCCACAAACGGGAAAAATCCGAACGGGTGAGGATTAGGGATTTCCTCTACTATCCGGTCGTTGATAATGGTAATGACCTTGCCAAGCGGATATTTTTTGTATGAGACTTTTTTTGTTACTGCTATTTGCTGTCCGCTTTCGTTTGTTTCATATTTTTGCTTCCGTTCTGTTTCTTGTCTAACCGCACGCCACTTTTCGTCATAATTCATTACAGGCGCGCCTATTTCGTCAACCTTCAGGACGTCCTCATATTCTGGCTCGTCTTTTTCTTCCACTTCGTTGTCTCGTAACCAATATTCCACTATCCAGACGCCCTTTTCCGTTTGGTCGCCGTCTCTGCTCGCCACATATCCTGCAGAATACGCTGACGATACAAGCCGACCCATAGTATCACGGCTGGCAATAGTGCTACTGGTGATTGAAGGAGAGTTTTTTGGTTCTTCTACCGCAATTACCCCGTACCGTTCCTCTACCCACTTCAACGACTTATAAGCGCAATATATTACATGACGCTTATCATGCCACCTATCCTCCGATGAATCGGGAAACACCTGAAACACACTACAAAATTCCACTGTTACCCCACCGTACGGAAACCAAATACCGTCAGGGGCCCTGAAGTTGAACTTCAGATATGCTTGATTATGTTGAAATGCCGCGTATAGACATTTTTCAATTTCAAATTCTGCGTCAGTGGTTTTCAAGTTCCACCAATAATCAGAGAAAAAAGCGTTCCCCATTTCGTTTGTCTGCGAATCGTCTATCGTCATCCACTGGAAATAAGGTCTTGCCAAAGTATCCATTAAGATTGCCGTTGCCGATTTCACCAGCCGGCGAGTTAGATTGATTGTTGGACGCTCTTTATGGGTTTTTTTCGTTGGCACTGTTCGCTTACGTGCCCTGTTTTCCGAGTCTCCCCAATGGTCGCCGTCAACGAATTTCCCGTTATCCCGCGCTTGCGCGTTTCGCGGTCCCCACGCAATCAATTCAGTATCCAATATTTCCCTCAATGCCGTTATCTGCTTTTCTTCTTTTTCGCTAATAGTCTCTTTTGCCAATTCTCTCATCTGAATTCACCTGTATTGTTAAATAAGTCCTGACCGTTGCCAACGATATACAACGCCTTTGGGTTTTTAACATATTTCGGAAATTGAATTGCCTGATTGAATATACGCATATCTCCCATAATCCAAATTTTCTCGGATACTATTTTGCCGTTTGTGTCCGCGTATAACGGCTTTTTTGATTGTGAATTCCAAATAATACTACATAGAAAGCCGAAAAACATAATAATTGCGACACAAATTACCGTTGTTTTGTCTATTGTCATTCTCTACCGTCCCCGTCCTGAATTGACTTAAACAATTCTGACGCTGTTTCGTTTAATTGATTAGTCGTTTTCTCTACCGCCTGAATCCTGATATTCCACTTTGACAGTTGTTCGGATACTTGCGCTGTGTAATCACCAAACATTTTATCAATTTTCGCTTTGAAAAAGAAAAATCCTACCGCCGCAATCAATACCGTTGTCTGCAAAATCACCAACCAAATCAACACCTGAAACGTCATCCATTCCTCCTATAATGCAAGAGATTCAAATTCTTCCTCCTCCTCGTCGGGATTTATTCCATTCATTCTATCCACACCGTAAAAATCCACATAAGGACAATGCGCTATCTGCTCGCCATCCTCGTCAAAATAATCTGCCCTGCTAACTGTTAGTGTTTCGTTGATTTTGAATGTCTCCTGTTTCTTGTCGGTGATATTTGCGCCGTAATTGAACGTTAGTGTTTTGGGCAATAGTTCGTTGACATAATTCGCTATCGCCAACGCTAACACCAAATCGTCATAACCACCGGGCTTCGCCTTACTTCGCTTGCCGTCATGTATGAAATTCATACATTGCCGTATGGTCTCTATGTCGTGTAATATCAGCCCTTCTTTTAGGATTGTCTGGTCTAACAGTGTAATGAATTGGTCTTCTTTCGTCGCAGAATTCGTGTTTACTCCTATTGACCCCTCTTCGCCGTACAGGTTCATATATCGTAATTTCTGCAATTCGTTGGTGGTCCAAAATCCGTAACTGTTATTTTCCACAACAATCAAGGCGTTATTGGCATAAGTGGCTATTTCTATCGCATGGCGCGCCAATATGTCCGGGCGCACCTTATACCCTATCGCGCCTATCTGTTCGCTGTTTGACCGCCTTAATAGCACTACACCCGACGGGTTAGACTTAACGCCGCCCTTTGACGTGTCTAAAGCAAGTAAATACGATTCGTTCGGCAATATCTCGTCGTACATCCTCATTCTCATTGCGCCATATAACCGTATTTTCTTCATGCCGCGTATTCCTCCGACGCTTTCAACATCCACTTGCGTAATATGTCATTGTCAAATCTCTGCCTGCCAATCAAACTTTTCAACATTCCGTATAGCCGTACCTCCGCGTCCACGCCATGATACCTCTTTTTTGTATCGGCAACTGCTTGTTTTAGTAGCGATGGGTTCACATCTATACTTGTCTGGATTATGTCAATATCTTCCGGCACATTTTCAATTACGTCAAGCAAATACGCATAGTTTTCCTCTCCTGACAAGTATTTTTCGGGTAAAAAACCACCGAATATCCGCAAGTAGTCCCCCCCTACTCTGGAATTCAACTCGTCCCACTTCTCTTTTGGCGGTTCTTCATCCACTACGCCGTAATTCAATGTTGCCGCCGCAAATGTCTGTTTGTCCGACTGATAAGATTTGAATGATAGCGTTCCTTCGTTTATCCATGTAATTATATGATTCTTTTTGTCAATACAACTTTCGTCCAACCACGCGCCGGCAAGTAATTTAATTTCCGGTAAAAATATTTCCTCTATTTTGGGCCAGTCAACGGTGCAAAAATACCCGCGATTGGGAACCGGGATAATATGGTGAGCGTTCCACTCTGGGTGTACGCCTGACGCTATCTCCAATAACTCATTGACATTAGAAAATGTCTTTGTGCCTCGTATCCCGCCTACCATCAGTTTGCATCGTTTCGTTGAGGAATGGAATCGGCGGGCCTCCTCTGGCGGAGGATACAGGATTTTATTCCCAAAATAATTAGTACCTTCATAATCTATTGCGAAATCAATTTCGTTGGTTCTCATTGCAAGATAAGCCATGAAGGGCGTATTACAGAGAGGAGCACGTAACTTTGAGGCACGAACAATTTTCAACCCGCTTGGCAAATAATCGTCTATGAATTTCGCCATCTACACCCCTATACGTTCCGTTTAACATAAATGTTACGAATTACCGTAACAACCCTATATGAAATTATACAACACATTGTCAAGTATGTCAAGTGGTATGAATAAATATAACCAAAATAGGTTATATTACAAGTGGGTAAAAAAAATACCGGCAGGATATTTGGTTATCCTACCGGCTCCTTGGGAGAAGGATATACGAGAATTATTAGCGGGAGTGGGATTTGAACCCACATTTGCAAGGGTCATTAGCCCAGCTTTTTAACCAATTAAAATATCCCGCAAAGAGAAAAAACAAAATCTATATCTTTGTCTCTGGTTGCGTTGTTTTATCCCTGAACATATTAAACGCCTTAACTGCCGATTCTATCAACATTTCTGCTTTCTCAAGATTTTTGTTTAGTTCCGGGAATTTGCCTATTATTAGCGTTATCGCTTTTTCAAATGCAGAACGATTATTGATAACTTGCACATCATCCGTATTACCCTTCATCTGTTCTACTGCCTTGACTATCTCTGCGGCATATTCCTGCATTTCCCTCAGTTTGTGTAGGTCTGTTTCTGTCTGTTTTAATGCCGTCTCAACATCCTGCTTTTTTGCAAATTTCCTGTACGAGAATATCGCCAACGGGATTACTACTACTATTAGTAGATTCAGAAAAACGGGACTGCTAATAAATTCAAGCCAATTCATTGTTTTTCACCTCCTCTTTGTTATATATAATTCTTTCTGCCTCAAACCGTACCCCCGCTATTTCCGATAGTGGACAGTCATAGGGAATACTGTCTATCAAAACCGAATGATTCCTACTCTCTACCCGGTCCCCTACCTTAATTTCTTTCTTCTTCGGGCAACTTAAAGATTTAGGGCACTCATTACAGCCGATAACGAATATTGCTCTCATTGTTCAATCGCCTCCTTTTTTGTTTCTAATTGTTTTGCCATATTTGCTATTTTTAGTGCCAATGTTGCGACTTGTATTGCCTCTTTTTCTATTTCTTGTATATCCTTATTGCGGTAAACTGCTTCACTGATTGCTTTTGATAATTCCCCAAGTTCTTCTGTTAAATACGCAAGGAATTCAAAGATTGAACGCACCTGTCGCCCCCATTTGTTGATTTGCCTTTCATGTTCGGCAAATATCAGACTATAATACGTAGCATGAGAACTTTCTGCAAAGTCATCCAAAAGTAATTTGTATTCTTTCATTTTTCCTCACCTCCTTCTCGTTTAAATTCATATTCATTGATTCGTAATTGCAATTCATTTGCAAAAATTAAATTTTTTGCCGTTACGTGTGCAGTCCGTAAGGTTTGCAGGACTATATTTAATTCCAAATTATTTTGTTCTAAAATAAGTTTAAAAACATCATATTCTTCTTTGGTCATTTTCTGCCCTGCCTCCTTTCTTAAAATTTTGTAACTCTGTTTCCAATTCTGCTATACGATTAAGTAATTCTTCGTTTTTTCTTCCATAGTCATCAAGGTCATTCCACATTTTTTGGTAGCACCTAAAACAATATAGATTTTCGCCGTTCCTAATTTCTTCCTCACAGATACCACATTCAATTTCAAGTGACATTATCTTCATCTCCTTAATTTGATAACAACGGACTCGCATTGAGATAGTTTCTTAATTCTGATAACTCTGAATAACTCAACGAAACCCTTTGTACTTGTGCTTCGCCGTACCTGTCCTCTATATCAAAAATTAAGTTTGTAACGGGTTTCCCTTCTTCGGTTTTTCCGTGTTTAACCGTAAATTGAAAATTTTGTCCTTTTATGACAAATTCAGATGTCATCATTTTTCCTCACCTCCTAATAAAGGTTGTTATATCAATCTAATCAGTTCGGATAATGACACCGTTTATATTTCTTACCAGACCCACAATAACAAGGATCATTTCTGCCGATTTTGCCATGAGGTTTAGTTAGTTGCCCTTGTTG